GCCCTAATACCCTTCGCGTCATTAAGCGGAAAGTCATCATTACCGGGCCACTTTCCGTCAATTGGAATGCCGAGCGCAAAGATGCACTATTTCAAAATCAGCAATTTTTCGAGGCACTTTTAGCAAAGTCCAAGCTTCTATTGAGCGGCAGCCCTCCTATCCCTTTCAATGCGCTCGAGCCGATCAAGCACCTGCATGTTGAGATCCCGTTGTCCGAAGAACCCGGACTGTGTCTGCTTGATCTCGTCAATCTGACGTTGCAGGTTCTGGCTGGCTGCCATGCGGGCTTGCCGATCGGCCGCGAGCTGCGCATCGTATGAGACCCATACCCGTTCGTGCTCCTTCCGGGGCACCTGATCCTCTTGTAGCGATTTGACCGACGCTTCCATGCGCGCGCGGTCTTCGGTCCCTCTTGCCTGTCGCCAGTCCATCTCTTCGCGTGTGACCATGCGTTCAGACAGGGTCAGCACGGAGGATTTCAGATCAGTCGTGGCGGTATTGATCGGCCAGTAAGCCAGACCGCCAAGGAGCGTGCAGAAGGTCAGTGCCACACCCAGAGCCTGCCATTGCGGCTTGTTGCGCTCGGCGATGGTGGTCGACAAAGCTGACAAGGAACTGCGCGTCTCATTGGCAAGGCCGCTGAGTGCCGTTTCCATCTGCTTAAAGCCGGAGCGCATTTCCGATTCAAGATCGGTCTGCCGTCGTCCCAGATTGGTGACGCGTTCGCCGAGCTGCGCCTGCATCGCGTCCTGGTAGTGCCGGGAAGCATCATTACCATTGTTCATATCATCCACCATTGAGGTTCCTTGCCCGCTATTGGATCGTCTTGCTGAGATTGTCGTAGAAGCCAGCGCAACGGTCCGTGCGGCTGTTCTGTCGGTCGAGGGCTAGCCTTTCCCGCTTGAGGACTGATCGCACTTCCGAACCAACGACAAGCGCTGCATGAGCTTCCTTGGCCCGGCAATCCTCCGGATAGGCCGGAAGGGTGACGCGCGCCTGAGCCGTGCCTGTCTGGGTAGCGGCAGTCTTCAATTGCTTATCGAGACTCGAACATCCGGATATCATCAGCATTGAGATCGCACCTGCGACCAGCAGCCCGTAAGAGTTTTTCATAGTCTCGAATCCTTGTTTCGGTGTCGGCTGCCGTCTGCTCGTCTCGAGCGCGATCGTTCTTGGCGATTTCCTGATAGCTGGAGATGACGATCTGTCCGGCGTTGACCTGGCGTTGCAGCTCGGTTGCCTTGGCTTCAGCCGCCGTCGCTCGCGCCTCTGCCACATATCCTTCCCGTGCCGCTGCGGCAGCCTTCGCCCTCTCCGTCGGCACTCGACCGACGATCAGTTCGCGAACAACCGGGATGCGATCGGCAAACGGAATGTCGCGCAGAACGGGCACGCCTTCGTAGTAGGCAAGCATCATAAGGAAGATGCAGAGCGGAGCGCCGAGCGCGCGTAGAACCACGAGGAGGGTCATTTCAGCCCCTCAAGGCAAATCGCCCTTTCATCGGATCGGCGGAGGACCAAACCACGCACATTCTTCTTTGCGCCGGCGTTGACGTAGAGCATCAGCGCATTGCATGCGCCGCGAAGATCCCCTGCGTTCGCCAGGCGCGCCATGCTTGATCGGCAGAAAGCCCCTACTCCGATGTTGTAGGTTCCGGAGAGAAAGGCGAGATACGATTTGTCGGGAATGGCATCCGGGTTTTTCAGGCATTTGCGCATTCCCGCCTCGTGGTCAACCAGGCTATCAACGAGCATCGAATCGCACTGGCCCTTGGTGAACTTCATCCCCTTGTGCATGCCTTTGGTCTCGCCATAGCAGCCGGTCCACACCCCAATGATGTCTGGATAGCTGTAGAGCCTGAGGCCTTCCTTGCCGCCGACATAACCGACCGCGACCGCACCAAGAGCTGTGACGCCAACGAGGGCGTTGCGTATTCTACTTTTCATCTGAGATGCCTTTCTGGGCGACAAGCCGCGCAACGAAGGCGAAGCCGACCGTGAAAAAGGTCAGCAAGGCGAACAGGCGCGGCGGGATGGGAAGGATGCCGTCAAGCAGCGGCAGGACGACTTCTGCACCGGACAAAAGACCGGCAAGCAGCATCAAGCGGATGCTCCACGCATAGCGAAGCACCGCGCGCCAGTTACGGACGGGTTTCATTTGTGATTTCCTTGTTCGGGGGGTTCGGGAGTATTTTAGATGGGCTGAGGGTTCTCTCCCGTCAGCAGAGGCCCGGTTTATCGGTAATCGAGGGGGGAGCTGATAGATCGGGCCTTGCTTCTTAGCCGAGCATCGGAACGTTAAGCCCGTGTTGCAGTTTATCGCGGGTCGGGGTTTACCCTCTCCGACAGAGGCTCGTCTAAGCGCGCACCACCGATCTAGATGGGCCTCATTTAGAGCAAGGAGCCCGATCTATCGGTAATTGCGGTCCGGTAGGTCGGGCTTTCCGTTAAAGCCGAGGCCATCTAGCCTTATTGTCCAGAGCTTGTTGCCTGCGATTGGCGATCGTTCCATGGTAAATACCTCGGGACGAGACTCGAAGTAGCTTTCTAGCTGCTGGAACCTGTTCCTTTGTCCACTGATGAATGGAGCAAACTGCAGCCTGACCTGACGCAACAGCTCTGAAGCTTCTCTAGACGAAGCGAACATCCGGTAGATTTCGAATGTCGATTGAGGTTTCAGTAGCGGATCCAAGTTTTTCCACATTCCAACGAATTGGTTGACCAACGCCAGCTTTGGATCTGGACGCCTCGGACTTTTCGGCGGGGACAAGGCGAGCGCTAACCTTTGCGCGGCGTCCACGATCTCGACGTAACGGTCAGTATCCTTGTCAATAACCTTGCCATTTACAGTGACAGCACCCGTCGTGATTGTAACGGGAAAGCGAACCGACCCATCAATTAGAAGCAGTACGTGCGGCGATTCTCCCATTTCACCAGCAGATACAATTAAAGAACACGTGTGCTCTGCCGGGTCCGGACATGATTCGCGCCATCGGATTGCTTTCGCCACCGATTGTAGGAATGCTCGAACCGCAAGGATGTCTCTATCGCGATAGACAGGATTAAATGTCCACATTGTGTTGAGAAATGCCTTATTTTGCGTGTTCTAAAGGAGGCTTCCGGAAGACGAAAGTTACTAGTTCCTTAATGATTTCAACCTGTTGTAGCTAATGAATGGTTAATACTGGGTAGTTTCGTGATAAAATGGCAACACCAAGGCGGCAAGCGTGGCAACAAAGCCACTTGGTGATTGCCGTGGTCGATAAAATTGGATTAAACAGTATTGGTCAATATGACTGAGACATTGGAGAGATCAACAATGAACATTAAGAGCCTTCTTATCGGCTCCGCTGCAGCCCTGGTTGCAGTCTCGGGGGCACGTGCTGCAGACGCAGTAGTTGTTGCAGAACCAGAGCCAGTTGAATACGTTCGCGTTTGCGACGCATACGGCGCTGGCTTCTTTTACATTCCAGGAACTGAAACCTGCCTGAAGATCAGCGGCTATGTCCGTTATGATGCTGCTGGTGGCGACAACGTTTACACAGGCGGCAACGTCGGTGCAGACGGTGAAGAAACCTGGTACAAGCGCACTCGTGCAGAAGTTCGTTTCGACGCTCGTTCGGAAACCGAACTCGGCACTCTGCGTTCCTACATCCAGGGCCGTTTCCAGTTCACGAACGGCGATGACAATGGTGGTTCGCTGCCGCAGGCATGGATCGAACTCGGCGGCTTCCGCATCGGTGTTGCTGACGAACTCTTCGGTTCGTGGACGAACTATGCTGGCAACATCATCAACGACGATGTTATCAACTACCAGTCCGGCACAACCAACCAGGTCAGCTACACCTTCACTGGCGGCAATGGTTTCTCCGCAATGATCGGTGCTGAACAGGGCCAGGACGGTTTCGGTACCTTCGGCGACGATTATGTTATCGAAGATTACATGCCACACGTTCTTGCTGGTGCGAAGTTTGAACAGGGCTGGGGTGGTATCTCCGGTGTTGTTGGCTACGACTCCAACATTGAAGAGTTCGCTGGCAAGCTGCGTTTGGACGTAAAGGTAACGGACACGATCTCGTTGTTCGCAATGGGCGGATATCAGTCCGGCTATGACGAAGACCTGGTTGACCGTAACTGGTTCGGCGCTTGGGAAGGCGATTGGGCAGCTTGGGCAGGTTTCTCTGCTAAGCTCACCGAGAAGGCCACTCTTAACGGTCAGGGCGCATACGAGTCCGAAGGCACCTATGCTCTCGCGCTTAACGTAGCTTACGAACTGGTTCCTGGTTTCGTTATCACGCCAGAAATCAACTACACCAAGTTCGATGGCGCTCGTGCTGATCAGGCTGATTTCCTCAGCGGTGGCGATGACGACGCATTCGGCGGTATCATCCGCTTCCAGCGTAACTTCTAATCCTTTACTGGATTGGTGTTGAAAGTCCGGGGGCTAACGCTCCCGGATTTTTTTTGACTAATCTCTCATTTCGAGTAATGTGCTCAGTGTCCAAGGCTTTGTAGAAGGACTGCAAGGCTTTGTATGGTGCGATTCTCCAGTCACATCATATTTGATCGCATAAGCGGTGGGCTACCCGGCTCACCGCTTATGTTCTTTAGAACTCCGCGGCTGCAATCCAAAGCTGATCGATCTGTTCGGACGTCATTCCCTGCATGGTTCCGAACAGATGCACCCACTCATCATCGCGCCTGAAGGTATTGGCCATCAATGCCATGCGAGCGGGGAACTGTTTTTCCGCTGGAAGTGCCTCGACAAATGCTTCGAAGGCAGCAGGCAACACGCCGGTACCTAGATACGCCAAAGCTTCCGCCTGTGTGATGAACCCCATGATGGCGAGTTGCTGGAAGCATTGCCGATCAGATATCTCATAGGGAACTGGCGGCGGTGGAGGAGTATAGGGCTGGACTTCATCAGGCCACCCTTCCCATTCCTCCAAGCGCTGCCGATCGGCGTTTGCCATGTCGTCGGGGACGTACTTTGTGATCTCGTCTTCGACAACTTCGAATGTCCTGGCCTCTGTCATTCTTACAGATTCAATTGCCATTCTTTATAACCTCGAATTCGCTGTGCAGATTGATGAGAAGGTGCCTGATGTAGTGGTGCCAGTTGACGCTCGGGCTTCCACTGCATTTGTTAATGCCGCGCCACCGGCATTGAGCGCACTTCCGGGAGTTGTAGCAAATCCACTAGTACCACCCACATTTGTAAGTGTGAGTGAAGGTGTTGCCCTCATCTGAACCGGAAACTGGAAATTCATATAGTATGACGCTCCCGCCGTAACCGACGCACTGAAGATATTATAGGTTTGGTTCCAATACCTCTGACAGTCTTCAAGGTCCGTGCGGTAATCTGTCTTTTCGAAGGGTCGAGCCGCGGTAGCACCATCGGCATTGATATACATGTCGAAATCGTAAAGATAAAACGTTCCGGATGCACCCATTCCATTAGTGTTGGCGGAGGTTCCGTAAGCGCCGCCGCTCCATCCAGCTACGCCTTGGAGGTTTGTTCCTAGAGCAAAGCAGAACGACACTTCCATTCCAAGTCCATTGGTTGTGTCCCAAACTGTCGCAGCTGTGTCGCCGGGAACAAAGATAGCCTGTCGTGTCGGCGTATTGCCTTGCGGTGCAGTGATGGTAAAGTTCGCGACGTAAGAACGCGTTCCTGCGCCATTCCTAAGTGCTATCGAATACGTCCCTGCCGGTCCCGTAAAACCAAACGCCACCACTATCGGACGGGCTGCCGCCGTACCCCACATAAAGTCCGCAATTCGATAGCCTTCAATTCTTGTTCTGGCGATCCAGTATTCACCCGCAGCGAGTGAAGTGTCGGGCGTAGCGCAGGAGAAACGAAGTCGATTAGATGAACCATCAGGTGTAGGGGCGTTATTCATCAATTGTGAGGCAAAGGTCCCGGTTGAGGAACCCCAAACCGAATAGAACTGATCTGCAACATAGTAGTTCACAAGGTTCGAAGCCGTGAAGCCATTTTCCTGACTGATATTGCACGACGGATTGACGAAACGATTGCGCCTCGGGCCATTGCGGAAGGAGTCGACCAACGCAACCGAAATACCCGAATCCTTGAGGGATTTACCCGTGGCCCCGTTGAACAATGCAAGGTTATTATCGACCGCAGAAGCAGGTCCGCTGACATCGCCATCGCCTTTGGCTGCAATCAACTGCCATTGAGTGTTAACGGTGGTGGGCAGCGCTGGGGGAGCGTTGCCGGTCGTGGACATGAGCGCGATCCAGGACGAGTTGTTGTAGAGCACGACATCGTCTTTGACGTAGGCAGTCGCACCCGAATACGCACCACGGAACACAAAGCCGCTACCCGCCGCTGAGAGCAGGAACCATTGCGTGTTTGATGTCGTCGGCAGGGTTGGCGGTGCGTTGCCTGTCGTGTTGACACGTGCAACCCATGACGAACCGTTCTGAAGAACGATATTACCGACAACATACGCCGTCAGTGGATTGTACGGTCCTGACTGTACGACCGTTCCACTAGGACCAGTCAGATAGGCAGGCGTAGACCAGTCGCCAGACGTACTAGATTTCTTGAAGTAAATTGCAGACCTGCCGTCACCAACATCATTGACCAAGACAGAGAAGCCAATCGGCTCGCCATCATAAGCGGCGCGCTCGGCTAGTGTCTCGACCTTGGCATCGGTCTGGATGCCCTCGATAAGTTCATTCTTCGGAATGAGCGTTAGCGCACCAGTACCCGTAAAGATCGGGATCATGTCCAATGCGCCGGCAAGTGCGGCGAAGGCTTCCAGATTGCCGTTGCCGAGCTCGACAATCAGGTCGCGCACAGAGCCCGTGTATCGCGAACCATCCGACTGGAACCGCATGCGGTATGGCGCAGCGACAAGTGCCGCCCCCGTCCATGGCTCAACGAGTTCGATAGTGTCATTGTCGACAACCTCGGCGATGATGGCGCTAAGGTTTTGGACCTTTAACTCATCGCCAGCCTGCAGTGTAGACGACGCCCAAAAGGTATCAACGCCGGTGATTGTGGTACCGCCCTCGGCAAGCGATATGGTGCCGACATCGTAGTCTGGTTTGACGGCCATGTTATGCGGGCTCCTCGGTCGGATCAGTTGGCTTCAGTTTCACAAGCTCTTCGCGCACTTCGTTCAAAGCTTCGTTCAGAAGTTTCACCTGTTCGGCTTCAACCCGGCGCATCGCCTGGATGCCAAGAACACGCTGGCGATAGAACTCGTTGAGCGCCATCGCTTCTTCGGCCATATCGGCAATCGTGATTTCATGGGTTCTCCTTCCCGCAGGAGCGGGCTTACTGTGTTCTGTTTTCAGAAAAGTGGCGTTAGCGTTTCCACCAAAGAGTGGTAAGCGTTCCGGTTGGTGTGCCGGAAACGTTCACAACTCCGGAAATCGACCCAAGTATGCATTGGAAGGTATTGTTTCCTACAACGTTTTGCCCGAAGGCGAAGCCGGAGTCGTTGATCGCTTCGGTATCGCCATCGCCAATGTTGTAGTTCTTGCTGAAAACAGTGACGCCCGTCGTAGTATTGATTATTCGAGCTTGAATCGTAGCGCCGTTTGGGGCCGTGTACGTACCGGCATATTGAAATTGCAACATCGATCGGTTGGCGACCGGCAAGTTGATCGTGCGCGAAAGAGGATTCGGTTGCCCGCTCACCGTATCACTGCTTGTCACGGCATCAATGCCAAGGTTCGACGTGCCAACGATCAAGGAACCGATCACAGCCGAACTGATATCCACCGCACCGAGTGTCGCCGACAGGGCCGATAGGGTGGTGACCCTGAGTTCGTCTGCGAACAGCACACCACCTGTGATTACGAACGGACGACGCTTATTGGGACCGTTGACGACATAGAATGAGTCCGCCGTGATCCCAACTTCGCTGAGTCCCCCTGCTATTGCACTGAGGAACAATGCGGCTTGGCTTGTAGGTCCGACCCCTGTTGCCGAGACGCTGATGCCAATAGTAGACAGTGCGCCTGCTTGAGTGGCGACTTGCTCCGACCGAAACAGACCATTGGCTGAAAATTTGCCGATAGAAACGGTGTTCGCATTGACGGTGTTCGTTACTGCCGTGAGTTCCCCGTCGATAATGCCGATCGTTACGGAATTTGTCTCCGTGATCTCGCCTATCGCAGCAAGACCGCTGACCGGGTCGTTAACTTGAGCGGACAGCTGTGAGACATGCACGACAAGAGCAGAGGTTTCGGTCGCTACGACCTTGAGCTCTTCCGTGAACCTCGCACTCGTGCTTCCAACCTCGGCAAGAAGTTCACGCTTGTCGAAAACGCTTTGTGCTCCGGTTTCGGCTGCGAGATGGTCCGCTTGCTCAAGAACGTCCCGTGCGTAGTGCGTGGCCTCTTCGATCCATTTCAGCTTCGCGTCAAGACGCTGCAGAACGCCGTCGACCATGCCGGGGAGATAGATGTCGTCGGCACCGAGCAGAACGTTCGGCGTGGTGACATCGATCAGACCAGACCAGGTGAAATTCTTGCCGATGTTGGAGACGAAAATGCCACGAACCAGATAATCCGTATTCGGCGCAAAGACGGCGACAAGCTTGGTCGAATACTGCTCGTCAAGCGGTGCGTCATAGGGCATCTCGCCGTCGAACCAGAGATTGCCGGTATCCTTCTGATAGACCTCTACGCGGATCCTGTCGACGCCATCCTGATCACCGGCATAGAAAACCTCGATCGTCTGTCGGCGCGGACCACTGCCGTCATCCAGAGTGGCCGGAAGTGCCTGCCATCCAAACATCGGGTGAGATGGATTGACGATCGGGCCAACCGGACCGACGGAAACCGGCTGTTGCTCAGCCGTCGACCAGTCGTAATCGGATGGATCGATCTCCTTGAGCACCACAAGCTGATTAAAGCTGCGCTCACCGTCGATGCGGACCACAAGAAATTTCTTGTTCACATATCCATTACGGACAGATGACCAGGAGACAACGTCATTCGGCTCGAGCGTCCACGCATCCGGTGGCAGATAGAACGAATGGACCCGGAAGCGCCTATCTTCCTCGATTAGCAGTTTCATCAGCCGCTGCACCTGGACAGGGAAAGGAACAGCTTCGAAGGTTACGCCCGAAGCGAGCCGACGGGTACCGTCCGCTGATTCCAGATCGGTCGAATAGCGCGCCGGCGCGTCCTTGGTCGCCCACTTCTCCAGTGGCTCCGGATAGGTGGCCTCAATCCCGTTATAGGTGGCGTCGAGACCCGGGAATGGCGTGTAGTTCTGGCCCTTGGTGACGAGGATATCATTGTCGCTGAAGGAATAGACAGCGGCGCCCGGAGCACCAACCAATATCTTGAAGATACCGCCGACCTCGGCAATGCGGCCGTTGCAAGCCTTCTTCAATTTATCAATGACGTCGAGCGGCACCATATCGCAGTTGATTTCTGTACCGCAGCGGAACTGCTTTTCCGAACCGCCACCGGCAAGCGGGATTAGCCGGTCGCATTCATTGGCGGCAACCATCCAATTGGAAGCAGGCAGGCGATACGCCGGTAGGTTCTGACCGCCATAGATCCATTCGGTACCGTAATAGACGCCGCGGATGATGTTGTAGATCAGAATGACAGGATTGTCGGATGGCTCCCATGTTGCCGGGTTGTCCCACCGATGCGTACCTGACCCGCCATTGGTCGAATCCTTGCGGATATCGTACCAGCCGCTGACCGGCGGTTCACACAGATAAGTCGGCTGATTGGGGAATAAGTCCTGATCGAGTCTGGCGGTGGCTATGAAATACGGGCAGCCGCGCCCGATCATGGTTGACTTGTAAGGACGATCCGGGTCCGCGCTGAATTTGGTCAGCAGGAAGGCATCAGCCGTGGTTTGTGTGCCAGGGTAGTACTTGAACCAGAGATAGTCCTTGCCGTTCTTGCGGAACTCCTGAACCGGATAGCCCTGCTCTACGGGAGCTTCCCCCCAAAGGACAGTGACTTTCTGATCATCGACCCAGAACGCAGGAACACCAGGCGCAGGGATATTGCCGACCTCGATGACATCGGTCAGGTAGGCATTCGGTGTCTTGCCGTCCTTGCCCCATGCCCCGATATACTTCCGCTTGCCGGATGTCGCGGTTGTTCCGGCCGTGAACGACATCGGCTTGTCGTCGCCCATCTGCACCGTGAGCTTGACGCCCGCAGTTTGCGTCGGCTGCTGTTCGCCAAAGAGCGCCTGGGAAAGCAGGGAGACGCCGTAAGCTATACCGGCGCCAATCAGGTAGGTAACAACAGCCCCTGCCGTCGTGGCGGCAAATGCCGCGCCAAACAAAGCAATCGTGATCGGTTCCGCGTGGGCAAGCGAGAGCGCCGCCAGCATGAACCACGATGCGGTCACCAAAATACCAATGCTTTTCATTATCCGACCTTGAAGGCTCTCTTGGCTTTGAGCAGATCCATCGTTCCGACACCTTCCGGGCGAAGCACGAACACGCGCTCGCCATTGACGACGCCGAGCGCATAGCCGAAGGGGCTGTCCATCTCATAGGCGACGATGTCGCCGAGGCTGGCTTGCGACGGGTGAATTTCGGGCAGGAATGACGCAACGAGATCGGCCAGGTTGTCGAACCCTGCGCTTTTCATGACCTTGAGCGCGCCCTTGGCCGTCTTGTAGCGCCCCTGAAACTTGACGGTCAGGTCCTCACCAGTGATGGCATAGACCATGCGACCGGCGAGACCGGGACCGCAATCATGCTGTTCGGCCCAATCGAATGGAACGAACTTGATCTCATCAATGGCGGCTTCAAATCGCGAACGCCAGTTCGGCAGACGGGTCAGTTCAATCACGCTTTTGCCCCCAAGGTACGTTCCACGATGACAGAGTGCTCGAATAGAGGCCCCACTCGTCACCGCCCCGGCGCTTCTGCCCCTCATAGGAACTCTTGCTCGGGTTGGTTCGGGTCAACATGCTGATCGCGTCCGAGTTCAATTCGATCTTGATCGATCCTTCTTCACCAACAGCCGGCGTTTCAATCGGATTGCCGTTGACCTCGCCCATGAAGACAACTTCAGGATTTGCTGAAGGCAGCTTCGTGAGCGGATCAAGGGTGACTTCGTAAACGTCGGCCTTGGCAAGGCGCAGATCGTATTCCCGCGCGATTTCCTGAACTGCTATGGCGATCTGGGAAAGGTCAACCTCCACCGTTTGAATGGTAAGGTCTGATACCCTCGGGATCGAGCCAATATCGAGGTTCACGCCACCAATGAAATCGCGATTGACGATTATGCCGGTGTTGCGATCCGGAACGCCAAAGGTAACGGTATCGTCGCCAGTCCAGAAACCCCGGAGAAACGGCAGACCGGTAGATCGCTCGATCGCCTCGACCAAGAGCAATTGACGTGGCACCAAGCCATTGTCGCGGGCGGCCGCAAGGGCTGCGGCCATTTCAGCGCTGATGTCTTTCATTATCGTTTTTCGATCACTTTGAAACCGGCACCCGAGGTCAGGAGCCCTGCCCCCGATCCTGGGTTCGATGTGCCGGGCGAGATGAAAACCTTGCAGGCGGGCTTCGCCAGCGTCACCACATCATTTATGGCTACGCCAGTCGGAGCATTTGGAAACACCTCAAAGGAAGGCGTTACACCGGCGCCGCTTGCCGTGACGAGATCATCCGACACTTCCAGGAAGGCATTTCGGATAGGTGACGTTGCATAGGCGATCTGAAGTTTGTCAGCGAGGGTCAGGACATATCCTGGCGGTAATCCCTTCAGGCTTATCGTGCGCCCACCCGTACTTATGCCGTTGATCCGCACCGCCGCTGCGCCAAGGATCGAACCATCGGGATCGGCTTGCGGGTATTTCGACAGCGGATCGAACAGGAAGAACAGTTCCTGCGCGCCATGCAGTTTGCGAACACGCGCCGCTATCTTCTTCAAATCGTTGCTGTCGCCGATGTTCAGTTTAACGTCGCCGGTCCACAGCGGTGGCGCGAGCTCGGCCTGCCAGACCCGACCGTCTCCGGTACCGGACAATTCGTCACTGCGCTGGATGTCCCATGTCACCGACTCTATATCGAGCCGGTCTGCGAGCATGGCGAGAGTGTAGGGATAGGTGATTGCCATGTCCTATCCCCTCTTTCTCGGTGCCATTTTGATTTCATTCAGCCGATCCGGTAGTTCCCGCTTACTGAATGTCCTGACGCGGGCGTCCGCCTGTTGAGCGCCTGCCTCCGATCCGGCCTGCTTGGCGATGACAGCCAGCTTGCCGTCATCATCGACAGAGACACGGATATCGAGCGGCATAGGCGCATTATTGTTGGCGCCACCATTGGAAGAGACACCCAACCGTCCGGAACTATCACGCTGGAGCGGCATGATCGCCTCCGGGCCCGCCTCGCCCATCATTCCGGTACCCTTGGCGAACCGGAACTTGGTTGGGCTTGAAACTACTGAATTGGTGAAGGCTCCGCCGTTGGCGAAACGTTGAACACCGCCGACGAATGCGCCACCGTTTGCCATGCGAAGGCCAGCCCATGGGTCAGATGCCGCAGATGCCCCGCCGCCGAATATCTTGCTGAAGATACTCATGATGCCGCCGCCGATCCCGCCGAGGCTTCCACCCGCCTTGTTGACACTGAACAGAGCGTTGACGAGATCATCCTGGAGCTTGTCGACAACCTTATCGATGACGTTCATCGCCGCATTGCCGAACGACTTGAAGAAGCCCTCTCCGCTTTGCAGACCAGACCGGAGATCGGAGAGAAAGCCGCCCGTCGCGTCTTTGGCGAAGTCGAGCGCTTCCTTGGCCTTCTTGGTGGCAGCCTCGATCGAAGCCATCTCACCGGCAAGTCCGGAGAGCTCGACCTTTTGCGAGGCAGTCAGGGTGATACCCTTCTGCTGTGCCTGGTTGAGCAGGTCTGTCTCGTAGCGCAGCTTTGCCGCGGCTTCCTCGGTAAGGCCAATGGCAGCTTGTTCGGCCTTCAGCGAGGCGATACGGCGTTCGGCACCTTTGACAATGTCGTCGTACTTCTCGGCCTCTGTCTTGCCGCCCTTCTTTTTCTTCGACTTGTCATCGACGGACAGCAGATCCTTTGCCATCTCCTTGAGCTTGGCAGATGCCGCCGACGCTCCCTTGGCAATCGCCGAACCGAAGTTGCCGACATAGTCCGTGCCTTGTGCCGACTTGATCGCATCAGCGATACCAGCATCAACCGAGTTTGCGGCACCGGAATAGGGATTGTCGACACCGCCAAATTTCACCTCGTCAATCCCGGTGAACTTACCGATATCGACACCGACCTTGCTGGCGAACCCGGAGATACTGTTGTAGGCGCCACCAATGTAGTCATTCATCAACTTGATGACGCCATTGATCATCGATTCAACGCCTTTGATCGTGGCGTTGACAGTCTGGTAGACGATATCGCCGATGGCAGACGGCAACTGTTTCCACGTCGCTTTGATGCCCTGATAGGCGCCGACGAAAGTTGCGATGAGCGCGTTCACGCCGTCTTTCGCAGACTCCACGATATCGAAGCCGAATATATGGGCAAGTTCGTCACGGAAGATGTTCGCAGCGGCAACGGCAGCGGTGATGCCGAGGATGAAGGCAAGGCCGGGGTTGGCAGCGGCCATGGCGCCGGCAGCGATGACGGCAGCAACAGCGACGCGGCCAAGCAAGGCGATGACCTGAACGATACCGCCGATGATCGCAGGCGCATAGAGCAAGGCAAGCGCCGCAGCGGCACCGATCGCGTAAGGCGCAATGACCTGAAGGGAGTCGGCAAGCCCGACGAGAGCAGCGGCCCCGAGCTTTGTCCAGTTGACGAGCTGCAGACCCGCAGCAACAGCAGCGACCAATCCAATGGTAGCAAGGCTGACCGGAGAGATAATCGAGAGGAAGGCCGAGCCGAGGTTCTTCAACGCTCCTGCCGCGCCCATCGGACCGAGCACGGCACCGATCTGGGTACCCTGTTGCAACGCGATCTGAAGCGGGTTCATCGACATAGCAGCGGAGACGCCGATATCCTGAAACTGTGCCGCAAGGTTTGCAACGTTGTGGTTCGCACCGACAAGCTGGCGACCGCTTGCGCTTACCGCAGTAGCATGGGCCTTCATCGCTCCTGATGCGCGCGCTGCCGCGGCAGCTTCGGCATTGAGAGCCGTGGCGTGGGCGTTGGCAGCCTGAGACGCCATGGCACCGGCTCGGCTCGAAACTGGGCCTATGGCCCCGGTAGCGGCTTCGGCACGCTTGGCAGCACCAGTCAGCCGATCGAGGGCCTTTGCAGTTTGATCGACGCCGGATGCTTTGGCTTCAACCCCGAGTGATGCAATATCTGGCATGACTATCCTTTTTTGCGTTCCACGACGCGCCGGTTCGATGCCGCGCCCCTGATCCGGAGCTTGGCTTCCTGTACATCCGCCGGTGTCGCCTGGCTTTGGCTCGGCTCGTGCTTGCCGGTCTTGTTGATGACCGCAAGGACCGCCTGATCCATGCGGCGGATTACGGATAATTCCCATGGATCGATGAGAGCGCCGGTCATCCGGCAGAACGCCTCGACCTCGAGAAAGCTGATCGGGTTGGCGCTGAAGCCGGTTTCGCGGGAATTGTGCAGTTGAACGAACCAGTCCCAGATATAATCGGTATATTCCGGAGCTTCCGGCATCGGATCGTTCTTGCGGCGCGGGGTGAAGTGCGCCCTCGCGAAGCCGATCAGCTCTTCAGCGAGGGCTTCACGAAATGCGCGTCTTCATCCGCGGCTTTGTCGATCTGTTCGGAGATAAAGAAGTAATCCGGGTTGGAAATGACCTTCAACACGCTTTCCGGCGTGCATTCGACCGGCTTGCCACCGTTCGTCAGGTTCCATGAGATCACCGAAGCAGCCACGATCTCGTTGGTTTTCTCTTCGATCTCTTCGACCGTGCCGACCTTCTTGGGGTTTTTCTTCCCCTCGCGAATGGCGGCATTGGCAAGGCGGCGCTGAACGCGCTTCACCCGTTCCGAACGATAGGATGCTACCTTGATCACAAGGCCCGTCTTTTCGCCCGTAGATGGATGCAGGATGTCTAGGTCAAAGCCTTCTTCAAGTTTTGCGGCAATACCGTCGAACTGCGCCAGTTCAAATGTCATGTGGAGTACTCCAGGGGAGAGGATGGCCGGCTGTAAAACCGGCCGTTGAAGCTTACGGGAGGAGAGCGGTATCAACGGTCAGGATCGGCGTCGAAATGCCGACATTGAAGGTCCGGCGAAGCACATTGTCGCCCGTCCCGATGTTCTTTCGGGCCGACATGACCAGACCGCGGAAGTAGTCCACGCTGTTCTCGTAGAGTTCGCTTGGTGCGTCCTCGTATTCGATCTTGAAGTTATAATTGAACTTCGTTTTTTCAGCCGCCCGCATGGCGATCTGGCCCGGATCAAGCGGATCATCGCCAACGACCATGGCAATGGTACCGGCATCGCGAGCACCCTTGAGGTGACGGACGCGACCATCGCCAAGAGACTGGAACGTCACATCGGCAGACTCGTCGCCGACCTCGCCACCATCCTCGACTTCCTTGATCTCGACCCAGGTCAAGGCCTCGAATGCCGCGATAGCGCCTGCATCCGTGGTGTAGTCAATAGCGGTTGTCCCGCCGATATAATATTTCGCACCTGTTGCCGTGGTGATGGCCATGGGTTTTTCCTTTCACGATGAAAACCCCGGATCGGGGCGGGTTAGACCGGAGTGTCCGGGTTTCAGTTGAAGCTGCGATAAAGAATGGTGACGGGCACGCTGATCTTGTCAGTTTCAATCATCGGAGCGCCGACAGAGGGCTTCGTGTAGACCTTCACCTTGACACCCGAGCCGTGGAGGATTGTTCCCTTGGCGAAATGGGTGGCGACTAGCCCCGCGGTATTCGTTGGCTTGATGACGCCCTGCCCCACTGGATAGATCGCCATGACCTGCAGAATACCCTGATGCCTGGCAGTGGCGTCATTGGCGAGCCCGAGGTTATCGGTCCGGTTCGGAATGAAATCGGCGCGAAGGTAAGCACCAGTCGGAGGTGTGAATGCCAAACCGGGATAGGCCACGGGCAAAACCGGCGATACCACCAATGAGGTAAGCCTGGTGAACAGCAGCTCGGCGATTGTGGCTTCAACAGTTGCGGCCATCGTGATAGTCCTTCCGGCAATGGCCGATAAACTCAGTGACGATCAAGCCTATGAAAGGCTGCACACTGCCCTTCTCTCGCTCGGCAAGGAGGAAGGCCAAACCGTTCGCGGCGATACGAGCCTGAAGGCTGCCAAGCGGGCGTTAGCCCTGCTTCAGATGGGTTTGCTGAAAGCAATGGATGAGAGCAGCGACAAAAACGTTGCGATCAAAGACCCAAGCGACGTTTGAGCTCGTTCGCCTTCGCTTCCACGATACTGTCCCAACGCTGCACGGCTGATCGGACAAAGGCGTCCGGTGCCTGACCATTCGAGCCATATTCCCGATGTACGGCATAGGCAGCCGTATACCCGAAGTAGAGCGTGTCATTGACATCAGCGCCAAGGATGACCGCTTCGATTTGACCTTCATCATAGGAATAGGCCTTACCGCCTGTGGGTACTTTCCCGGAGGAGATCGACGGCATCGATGCAGTCGAGGCCATCAGTGATGCCCTGAGAAACCCGGTATTAACCCGCATCCGCCCGCCTGCGGCAACCGGCGTTTGCATTTCGGATACAACCTCTTGCACCGCTTCCTTGAAAATCGCTTCAACCGCGCCCGGGATCTTCTCGGCGAATGCTGCAACTTGGGCACTGAACGATAGCTTGGCCATCAGACTATTCCATACGTTCGAACGACCGAGGCGAGATAATCGACCTTGTATTCTAGATGGCAGCGGCAGCCCGATATTTCGTTTATAGGCGCATCCGGATCGCCGGGGTAACGCAGGCGTGCCCCTGACAAGCTTTGAAAAGCACCATCGAACCCGATCGCCTTGCCGTTCAGAACATGGTGTGTGTGTCGGACCCGGCCGTCGCCGGCCGATCGCCATATCTTCTGCACATCGGAAACAGCGACCTTGCCGTTGTCGATCTGCTGACGCATGGCATTGTCGCGGGCAGTGCCTATCGCCATCATAGTCTCTGTCCGGGCGAGCATTTCTCCGCGAAGCTGAAGCAGCCGGTCTGAATAGCGGCCGACCATGCGAGAGACGGTCTCGGCAGGAACTGGCTTGCCTTCGTTGATCGCCTTCAACACGGTGCCGTCAAAACGTTTGTCACGCCGCTGCCTTGTCAGATAGTTGCGCAGAAGCGCGGTATCGCCCGAAAGTAGTTCGGCACGCGCCGAGGCAACGAAACGCTCCTGCGGTGCCGTCAGTCCTATTATGCCGCCTTCCCGCTTGCCGGTAACCCTGCTGATGCGTCCAATAACGTCGAGAGCGGTCGACCGAGGGTTCCTGCCCTCCGATAGACCTGTCTCAAGTGCCTGGCGAACCGCGACGCGCTGATCGTCAACGATACGTGTCACAAGTTGCGCCGAATGATCGCGCAAGAAAGCGTCGCCCTCGGGGTTACGGACGCCGAAACGGAAGATCACCCGATTGCCTTCCGGATCCTTCAGCTTGGGCAGGTTTTCGACAAAGCTGGTACCGCCTGAGTTATAGGCATCCCGCAACGCCAGCTCCAGCGCGGTAAATGCCTCACCTTCCAGTTGTATGGCTTCAATCGCTCCTGTGATGTCGCCTTTCTCCAGGCGCTCGACCACTATGCGAAGGGTAATCTGCGATTTGATCGCGTCGATGCCTTGATAGAACGCTTCAACTAGTGCTGCGTCGTACTTGTCGAGCAGCTGCTCGAAGATACTGCGGTTGCTTGCCATCAGATGAACTCCTTAGGGATGGGAGCATCTCTGAGCATCGGTCTCTCCCATACAAAAGGCGGCCCACAAGGACCGCCTTCAGCTACTCAGAGTAGTGGACTAGATTTCAGAGGCGGAAGATCGCCAATGGGTACCAATATCCGTCATTGTGACGACGGTAGCCGCGGCGCTGTTCGCGGTAACCACGGTGGCCATTCCAATAGCCACGACGATCGCGACGGGTCTCATACCGATCATGGCGCCTATCGTGACGATCCCAACGCTTCTTTCTCTCATTCCGATGTTCGTAGCGGCGTTTATCATTGTGCTGGACCTGCACAACGTTCGAAGCCACTGGAACCTGGGAGGCGAACGGCGTTGCCGATGCCGTACCAAGCGATGTCAGGCCCATAAAGACGGCCATGATTCCTGCGATAAATGTAGAAACGATTTTTTTCATAGAAGCTCCTATTAACAATGCGCTGAGAGGTGCGCCTTTGACTGTTAACAGGGCATGAACAGATTTTTAGTTTCGGGCCTGCACCTCGTAATAGACACTGGTTCCGGCCGGATTAAGCGGCATAACACGAACAAGTGAATGAGACACTCCGCCGATCATCAGTTTATCCGTGGTGACAGGAACAATCGCTAAGCCTTTGGCGGCAATGTAGACCTTCTTGTCGCTTGCCTTGATCAGAGTGCCGTCGATGTCCTTATTGTCAAACCGCAGCACCGCTAGCGTGCAAGGCGTCTTCTGGATCGTTGGTTCGCCCGGATCCCAGACAGGACCGCTGCCGGGAACGTCGCGCCATATCTCGCCAGCCTGCCCGAACTTGTCGAGCAGACGCAGCGCAGTGGCTTGCGCGCGGGCATAATCGAACTTTGCCATCAGCCTATCGACCACATTCCAATGGACTGAGCCGGAACGATGCGCAGATACGGCGCGAGCATTCCGTCCACGACAGTCATGATCGGGGTTAGCCCGTCGACGAGCGACCCGCTGCTCGACGAGTTTTGATATTCAACCTCGAGTTCGCCGACCTTCTCGCGTTTTACGGTGGTCGTTGACGAACCGACAGCAGTCAGGCTGCCGGGATTGGTTGCCTCCTGGAAGGCAGCATAGAAGCTGGCATAAACGACAGCATTCGGAGTGGTTGTTTCCGGTATGGCAACCCCACCCACAACCGCATTACGACGAGGCCATGCACGGTCTTGCCCGAACGGAGCGACAGGTTCACCAACGAACCGCGCTCCATACAGGCTATCGATATACTGGCTGCCACGCTGGCGGAGAATGGCTTTCGCGGGAGCATTTTCCGGCAACGTATAGCCGTTATCGCTCAACCACGTGGTGAACAGCTCGTCGGTGCCGTATCCAGCCATGGCTCTATTCTCCGGTGAAATGAGGTGCCCTGCCATTTCCAGCAGGGCAAATGATCAAGGCTGAGTTGCGAGCTCTTCAAGAGCAGCAATGATCTCTTCCTTGGTACCCGGCGTCTTGTCGCCAAGAAGCTTTTTTGCTTCAGACTTGAACGTCATGAAGTTTCCCGTCTGCAATTCCAGAACCTGGAGAGCAGTCTTCGGGCTTTCGTCCTTGTCTGCAGCCGGTGCAGGATTGGTGACAGCCTTCTTGCCTTCAGTATCGCCGCCGGAAATGACTTCATAGCGTCCTGCCCAGCCTTTGGGCTCTTCTTTGACGGTCAATTGGGTACCAATGGCGATCTCGCCATCCTTACCGAATATCCCGCCCTGAGTGATTTTGATTTTCATGTGCTTATCTCCAAGCAATGAGAGGGGGAAGCCCCGCCCGAAGGCGAGGCGTTGGGATCAGTCGATGTCGGTGGAATAGAAAACGCCAGACTTGCCGTTGAAGTCAGCCCGGATTTCGATGCCCATCGCTCCCATGATGAGGAACTGATAGTTGTCGGTCGGGTTCTGGCGGGTCTTGGCAGTCGTGTTCACGGCCATCCCCACGAGCGGACGGATGTAATCCGAGTTCGGTACGAACCCGAAGAATGCATTGCCTGTCAGCTCATAGGTCACCGCGATCTTGTTGATGCGGCGGTTTTTGGCGACGAACTCCATGATGGTGCCGGGTTTGAAGCCAGCAGCAGCGGAATAAGCCTTGTCCCACGCACGAGCGATTTCTGGCGAGATGTAAAGGTTCACCTTGCCGGTAATCAGATTGGCATCGAGCATCGCTCCGAACGGGCCGGAGAAGAACGCATCGATCTGGTCAGCCGTGGCTGTGGTCAGATCAATATTCGCGCCACCGGCTGCTGAGCCAAGGTTGATGGCCTTGGACAGCGGAGAGGTGCGAATGCCGTAGGCCTGATAGCCGCCGACAACGATCGTCGAATCGCCATCGAGAGCGTAGAGGGCCATGTCGCGGCGGATCTTCGCGGTATGGGCTTCCTGATCGTCCGACAGAGCGTCAAAATTCTCGGACTGAAGCGTGTTCCACTCGCGCCATTCGCGACCGTAGGCGGTCGAGAAGATCGGCACGGGCGAACCACGATAGTCGTAGGTGACCTTGTCGAGCGGGACAGGAACCTGACCGGACATCGAGCGTACCACCGTGCCGGCATCCGAAGACACTCGGTTCAGGTGGACGAGTTTGCCGATGTTGACGGCCTTCGCAAGCGGCATAAGATCGGCCATATAGACCTGACCTTCGTCGTTGCGCATCACCCGGCGGGTAATACCGTCGAGATCAAGCCAAGCATCGCGAGGAAGGATGGCAGCGGCATTGCCGAGCATTTCCTGCATCAGATTGGCGTGGATTTCCTCGGTGCGATGGAAGTGTTCCCGTTCCACCGAGAGTTCGCCCCACCAGGCCGCGTGCGGCCGGGAGTTGGCGACTAGCTGTTGATCGAAATAGCGCATGTCGGTCTCCTTATGCCGCTGCCAGAGTACCCTTGGCCGCGCGAGCGCGAACAAGCTGATCTGATCCAGAGGTGTTGTTGTAGGCTTCTTCAGCAAAGGCGATGATGCGATTGCCTGTAGCAGCCAAAATGAACTTGCCCGATGCATTCGTGGTCAGAGCAGCGCCGCGAGCGACGTTCACTCCTGTTGGAACGCGGACGTTGAAGAACTGCTCGTCGAGCATTTCCATACCAATGACGCGGTCACCGGCTGCCCATGCCTCGTCCACGCCCTTGAGTGTCAGGTAGTTGTCCTGAGCGACGTAGATCTTGAGGTTGCTGTTTGCGCCGGCCTGGGCGAAGTTCGCGCCGGACTCCACGAGTGCGGTGCCGGGCAGGATAGCAGCAGCGCAGATACGCTCCTGAACCTGGGGTGTTGCCTCGGTAAAGGGACCGGCAAAGATCTTGTTATAACGGGCCATCTTACTTGTCTCCTTCCGGAAGCTTGAATGCAGGCGCCTCGCCTTTCGGCTTGAATGCGCCGTTGAGCGCAGCGGCTGTTCCTGGCTTTGCCTTCTCGGCCAGCTTACGCGCGGCGTTAAGGGTCAATTCCTTGGCGCTGTCTTCGTCGAGGATGTTTGCCTTGACGATTGTCTGCACCAGGCCGGCCAGTTCAGCGTCGTCCTTGGACTTCTGGTTGGCCTGCATTTCCGAGAGATTGTCGGTCAGCGGCTTTACGGCAGCGCTGACCGCGTTGGAGATCGTTTCGCCGATCTTGTCGAGGCCTTCCGAGAGGGTATTCACCTTCGCGGAAAGCTCATCGAACTGCTCTTTCGATACAGTCATATCTGCTTCCTTTCGATTTGCAGAGGGTTCCCGCTCGGAGCTGAATGCTTCGATTAATGCGGCTTTCAATCGCTCCATGAGAGGTGCGCGCTGGCGCTTCTCAAGAGCCCGGACAGCTGAATCCAGTGCCCAATCCAGATCACGATCCGCTTCGTCGATCGCGGAGTTGATGACCTCGATTTCTTCTTCCTCGCCGTTCGCATTGACCAGCATGCCGACACCCTGCTCCGGGGTGGCAGCGCCTTCTGCATTGAGCAGAATGGCGTCATGGTCGAATACAATGTCGCGAGCGATATTCTTGTAGGGAACGTCGCCATTGGCGGCTTCCATCATGCAGTAAAGGCCGGTTGAGGTATGGATGGCCTCGCCCTTGTCAATGGCAGACAGGACGGCCTTGCCGCCTTCCGATTCATTGGCGCGCGCGACATCAATCACCTTGTCAAGAAAGACACGGCCGTTCTCCCGGCGCAGGTTCTCATTCCAGGCACCGATCCAGCCTATATTAATGCCTTCGGGGTCACTGGCAGAGACGAACTTCCCGTTGATTGTCGGATGACCGAGGGGAGCAGGCGTGCGGTTGAGGCCGACGAAGCTCTTTGCGATCTCTTCTGCCGGATACATGATGTCATTCATGACGATGTTGTCAGGCAGCGTGGCGCTTGGAACGATGATCACATCGCGACCGTTGCGCTTCTCCTTGCGGACAGCCTTGGTATTGGCCGTCGAGCGTATATTGACGCGGACGTGCTTCATTGGGTTTTTTCCTTTGCAGGGGTTTTGACTGGAGGCGTCAAAGCGCCTTCCTTGTCAGCGTCGCTGTCCGTGTCGCGAAACTTCTCGTCGTCGGAAAGCGGCTCGTAATCAACGGACGCGCGAATTTCCTCGGGCGTGAAAACGAACTCGCCTGTGTCCTTCATCTTCTGATTGACGTCGGCCATCTTGGCCGCGCGATCGATCTTCTCGCTCATCGACGTTTCAGTCAGATCGGTCCATTGAAGGAACCAGTCCATTTCCGGCAGGATCCGGAAGCGCTCGAGGCGGTTGACCAGCGACATGGTGTTCGGAATGACCTGGCCGGTTCGGCGCGACATGTTGGTCTGCGCCCATTCGGCGGCATCTTCGGTGCTGGCGCGCTCGCCTGTCTGCGATCCGACAAGGATCTTCATAGGGATCGGGATTGAGGCTGCGAACGACTGCAGGGCGATAGCGAAGAAATGTTCAGGCGATGGCAAGGTGATGTCGAGCGTTTTCGCCTGCATTCCCTGGATCATCAGCAGCTGGTCAAAGCCCTTCTGCCAATCCTTTACCTGATCGTCCATACGGTCAGCGATCTCTTCGAGCGGGACGCCCATGGCCTTCGCCATGTCTTCCAGACGGGCTTCCTTGTCGATTTCAAACACCGGGGCGGATTTCGCATTCTTCCAAAAGCCCTCGCCGCCGGCGCCGCTAACCTTCTCCAGCGTCATCAGATCGTTGTAGCCTGGCTCAAGCAGTGATCGGTTGTGCACCGTGCCGTCACGAGACCAGATCAACACTCGATCGGGATGAAGCTGGAACTGGCGCTGTACCTTCTGCGACTGGTCAACCTGGGATTCGTTGAACTGGTACATCTTGGGATGTCCGTAATTCTCCGAACGCTCGTCAGTGTCCCATTCTGCTACCTGCAGCTGGCCTTCCCATGCGGGGATAAGTTCGACCAGTCCCAGAAGGCCACCGGGAACGGTATCCACCGGTTCCTGAAAGGTCTTGCTGTCGGCAAAGCGGAGGATGACACCCGAATAGCTCCCCACGAGCGAACGACGGTCTGCATCGGCAAGGTTCTGCCAGAAGCGAAGATCATCAAACCGCTGGCGGATTTCCTTCTCCAGCTTGGTTTCCTTGGTGTCCTTGCCTTCGCTGCCGTCCCTCTCCTTCTCGAGAAGGAAGGGCATGTCTTGCCATGTCTTGAGGATTGTTTTCTCAACACCTGCGTGGGCAATCCCATTGCGGGTGTACATGTCGTAGAGCTGCTTGAACGTGAGATCAGTAGGAAAGCCGAAATCCGCGTAATGGTTATGCTTGATCTGGGCGAAGAAGCCGGGGAACATCGTGTCCAGACGTCGGACAGCCGCATTCCTTATCGATTGAATAGCATTCATGAGCGGTGCTTCTTCTTCAGGAACATGGCGGCAACGGCCGGGTCATTGAGCAGCGCATTGAAGGCTCGGCTCGTGCTGTCTGCATCGTCGTCATGAGAAGCCTCGGGGAAGCCTTCGAGTTCAGAGAACCAGATTTCATTCCATGGAGCGCGAAGGACGAAGACGTTTCCGGCCTCGGCCTGCGCTGAGAAGGCGCTGAAGCGGGTAATCTTGTCGCCGGACTCGGGTGAAGCCCTGACGTTGAATCCAACAAGCAGTTTCGTCAGCGCCGCTATTTGGCTCTTGCCCGCCTGCCCCGGATCCTGCGGGAGTGAAATTTCTACGCCGGTACCGTCAGCATCAGCCGTATTCTTGATCAGCCGTTCAACGCCGCTTGGCGACAACCGATCGCGGCGATGATCGGCAATGAAAAACCGACCGTCCTGCGTCTTTCCAATCTTGGTACCGGCAGTCCAGTCCGGATCGTTGCTCTCGATCTTCGGTGTTGCCGCCAAGTCCCATCCGCGAAGCCAGCGAATGTCGCTCGGTACTGCGTCAACAACCTGACACCAGCCACGCTGGAAATAGAGACCAGCAGCTGGTCTGATCTTCCAGTTACCACCGAGAAGCCGCTCACGCTCTACCGTGGGAAGAGACATAAGGCTGGCGAGGTAGCTTGGATCAGCTGCCATCAAAGCGCGGTTGTCGCTAAGCTTGGCAGGGATGAACGTTACTGACTTCGGAGGTATCGGCGCATCAATGCCGTCCTCGTTAGGTGCGGTGTAGTGAGCGAGATCCGCAGGACTATCGCCCCAGATGATCGCATCACCGATACGAACGAACCATCGCAGGACGCCGGCACGCTCTGGAATGGGTAATCCTGTGTCGGGATTAATCCACCAGGATATGAACTCGGCAACCCAGCTATCAGCATCGGGATTGCATGTGGCCCGGATATAAGGCTTCACGCCGCTCATCGAGCGGTTGCGCGAAACCATGTACCAGAACTGTTTGGCGCTGAAGTGCGTCAGCTCATCGAAACAGATGAGCGGGATCTGCGAGCCCTGCCAATTGAGAACGGTCTTGTCATGCTCAAGGTGAGCAAACGAAACCGACGAACCTGAAGGAAAATTCCATTGGAGCACATGCTCCTTTGGAGCTGCCCCGATAGACGGATAGAGCTTTTCGCTCTCATCCCACAGACCACCCTCGTTACGAACCTGGACAGTGGACCGGCGAAAGAACACGGCGCCGAACTGCGGGTTGGCCACATGGCGCAGCGGCTCCATAAGCAGTGCCCATGTCTTACCGCCTCCGGCAGAGCCGCCATAGATCGCGATATCAGCGGGAGACGCCAGGAAAGCAGTCTGCGGTCCTTCCTGCGGTCGAATGATTGTCTGGGCAACGTGCCCTGCGCTAGCTCCTGCCATTGTCGGGTAACTGGAAGATCGTCACCGGAGACACTGGCACCGGCAAATCCTTTCCATCCTTCCCGGTCAGTTCGCGCCGGTTGGTGTATGATCCGCCAACCTCTTCGGCTGCCTGTTTCAGTAAGGAGGATGCGAGGACCATGTTTCCCTGCGTCTCTGCCTTGTCTGCCATGCGCTGGAGAGCGCGCAACCGAACGGCGCGATGAGAAATGGCAATCGTTGCCGTATCCTCGAGGAAAGTCTTGCGCGTCTCTTCGAACAGCGCTTTCCACTTCTCCGCGAGTTTGCTGCCCGCCTTCTTGCTCGGGTCGTATCCCTCAACCGACTGGCGAGTGATCGTTTCCCCGAATTCCTTCCTGACTGCATCGACAACAACAGAAGGTGTGTCGAAGCATGCGAGGCTCTGCACGATGAAGGTTTGCACGTGCTGACTGAGTTTTCCTTTCGCCATGGATTTGTCAGGCTCCGGTCAGGAATTACGCAGCACACAGCTGGCAGATACCGCATGCATGAGCGATACGGACATTGGCAATTTCTGGCCCTGCATTGGCTGCATCTACGAGTGCACGGACATGTGAGCCATCTGCCCCATAGCGGCGGACACACCGATGAACTCTTCGATGTCATGTCCTTCCAGGGTATATCTCCGCTTGCATTCCGGTCTTGGTGAGCGTCCAATAATCTGCGCGCCGGGATGCGCGGAGGAGAAGTAATGACCCACGATAAACAGGCTTCGGGTTGGAAGAACCGCACCTCTGGAAAGGCTGGAGAGACCTATACCGTTGACCATCTTATGGAAGCGTTTGGTCTTAATAGAGATGACGCAGAACAGTTGATCGAAAAATACAACGGTGATTGCGAAAGGATCAACGATTTTATCCGCGCTCGAAAAACGCGCAAGTAAAGCTCTTGTGGCGTTTGCCGTCAATTTGGCTTGAACCACTTCGTTATCGCGCCAGGCTCAACGTTGGTATGAAAGAACGGTCCATACGAGTCGCCCGTCGCCTTCACTCCAATGTAGGCACCGCGATGCTCCTGCCATGTCGCCAGCATCAGACCGTGTTCCTTGTGAGTGACAAGGATGGGATCAGAACGCAGTGCATCGAAACATCGCGATCTGAGGTTGTAAATTGCTGACAATGCACTACGTTGGCGTCGGCAAACCAACGACCCCTCGGTTTGCTCCCCTTAGGCCGGACTTACACAGTCCGGCTTTTTCTTTGAGCCATCGGAGCTGTGCGAACTCCTGATCGCCGGTCATCTTGTAGATCGCGGCTTCTGACAGATGGTCTCTCGGGTTCTCGCCTACCGACAGGAGCCACAGGCACTGGACCGTGATCGCTTCCACCTCAGTCGGATCGAAATGGTAGAAGTTGTTCCCCGTTATCTCGACATCGTTGCAACGTTGAATGTGATGCACCAACTCGTGCACGAGCACACTCTGGTCGAACAGATTGCCGTCGCGCAACTGGCGCAGTGCTATGAGCGGAGCGCGCAACCACGACCAGCGAATCTGACCCAGGCATTCCAGATCGGTCTCGACCCTTATCTCGGGCAGATCATCCGGACATTCGTATCCAAGCAGATCGGCGGCGTAGACCATCATCTCGCGAGCATGATCGAGGTCCATGGGGGTTTTCCGTACACGTTTATTTTCTTTTCCGTACACGAATATTCTTGATCCGGGATCAATTTCCGTGTACGAATAATCCATGAAAATCACTTTCGACCCACCGAAGCAGCAGAAAAACCTCAACGAGCGGGGCTACGACTTTGCTGATCTCGATCTTGAGTTCTTCGCTGACTCGGTCGTAATCCCGGCCAAGGAAGGCCGTTACAAAGCCATTGGCCTGTTTCGTGGTCAAATCCTTGCAGTGATCTTCAAGCCGCTTGGCACCGAGGCGATTTCGGTCATTTCAATGCGTCGTGCCAGCAAGAAGGAAAGGACACTTTTATGAGCATCAAGTACACAAAGCCACTCTCCGATAAGGAGGAAGCCGAGATCCAGAAGCAGATCGCCGCTGATCCCGATGATAGCGACGCGACGGATGCAGAGATCGCCCAGGCCAAACCTTTCAAGGACGCCCTGCCTGAACTGTATGCCAGCATTCAGCGTACGCGCGGCCGGCCGAAGTCAGAGGCACCGAAAGAGGCAGTAACCCTGCGGCTGGATCCTGCTACCCTTGAGCGGTTTAAGGCTACCGGTGAAAACTGGCGAGCCAAGATGAGCGAAGTGCTTGACCACGCGAAGTTATAGAAAAATCCCGCACTAAGCGGGACTGGTTGGCATCACCCGCAGAGCGGATGACGAGTGCAAAGACTTTCTTGGGCCATGCATCGTTGGACAGGACGGACGGCGCCTGCAACGAACCCCGCGATGCGCTCCGGTATTCACCATGCTACGGCATGCAGAATCTCACCGTGTCACCGTCTAACTGCTTGCAAAACTTAAATTTTTGTAATGCGGGAACGTAGGTCAACCTCGGGTGGTTCTTCATTCGTCACTTCACCAGAGGTAGAAAATGAAAAAGATATTCCTTGCTGCTGCTATCACAATCACATCCCTAGCTGGATTGAGTGCTCCGTCGCTCGCCGCCAGTACCACTGTTGTCGTCAAGCGTGTCGACCATCACCGTCCTATGGCACGAACGATGTACCGTCATCGCGACTGTTATGTTAAAACAGTCAAGCACCGCGACCATGGTAGGGTCGTAGTGCGTAAAACTCGAGTTTGCCGATAATCCATGTGTTGCCCCGGCACTTAAAACGCCGGGGCCATTTGGTTGCGGTAGGTCGGATTCGAACCGACGATCTTCTGGTTTGCTTATGAGCCCGACGAGATGACCACTTCTCCACGCCGCATGGAACGAAATCACAAACTTGATGTTTTCCAGATCAGAACCGACGGGAGGTGCTGAAATGACTGACGACAAGTCCCAACAAGACAATCGCGATCGTTCGAAAGTCTCCGCTAGTGAAGACTACGAGGTCGAATATCTTATGAGTAAATTCGATATCAGTAAGAACCGTGCATTGGATCTCATCGCGAAACACGGCGGAAATCGCAAAAAGATCGAGGACGAACTATCGGCGATTGACATCTGATTTTGGTGAATAGCTTTCCATGGAGGGAAGCGGTGAAGCTCGGAGGGGACCATAAACCTTCATCTGCCGCAAGCTATTGCTTGGGCTGGGTTTGACCGGCGAGTATTCCCTGTCCAAAGGTCCGCACTGAACATCAAATCATCCTGCATGCGCGTATAAACTGATTTGCGTCCCACATGAAAGGATTATTTTCATGAAACTGGGGATAATTGCCTCTTACTACGCAGGCTGCAGTTGTCTCGCATCAAACTCGACTGGAGTCATCCGGCCGAACAATTGCATCAAAGCCTTGATTTTGCCTGACTTGGTGACCTCTTCGACAATCCCGCAATGATGGGTGAAGGGGTTTCCCATGTCTACAACGATGACGCTTTGGCCTGACGGAAACTGACGAGCCGTGTTTTCCTTCTCCGTTGCCAGTTCTTCCTTCCGGTGGATGCGAGCGGCTCTAGTATCGTCAAAGTCCATGTCGATTTCAGCCACGTAGATATCTTGGACGCTCTTGCCAGAAATGCGGATCGGACGGCCATCAACGCCGAGAATGCCTTCTACGCCATCGCAATTCCGGACCTGATAGAAATCCGGATTGCCGACGAACAGATACCGAGGCATTAGAGCCTCTTCCTTCACCACGTAGACCTTCGTGCGCCGATGCTGAACTTCGACCCTGCGACGAGGGTAATACGTGTCGTAGCCGGCCTTGCGAATATTATCGAAAGCCTTCTCTTCGCCCTTCACGGTAGTCCGCACCACATACCAGTGCTTGTCTTTGTCGATGCCGGATTTCATGTCCTGTCCTGTCCGTTGAAGGTGTGGGGCGCCGCTTCCCCGTCATGCTGCTTTGAGAATGATCGATCGCCGCTGATGGGGCTCTATCTCGACATAGCCACGGGCCTGGAGCCGGTGGAGCATGTAGAACGCCGCGGTGGATGAGCAGCCCAACGCCTCCGCGGCTTCCTTGTAAGTCGGGGGCACACCATGTTCCTGCTGGTAGGCCTTGAGAACGTCCAGCGCCTGCTGTTGACGATCGGTCAACCTCTTGGGCTTCGGATCGAACTGGCGGACGATCTCGCGAGCCAATGCCGGGCTTGCTGCAATCAGCCTTTTGGCCCGTTCCTGTATTTCATCGTTCTCAAACATCACGCTTACTCCTACTGAATAACCACCTGCCCCGGCTTCACGCCGGCGCGGGCCATGATTTCCCGCATCTGTTTCCGATACCGAACTTCGTCACAGAGCTGCGCTGTTGACGGGCAATAGGCCTTGTTGACCTCCTTGACTTCGCCCTGTCGAAACCGCTCTACCGCTGCCAGCACGTCCACACATTCGAAGTCCTCGACCGCGTCGAGGTAGGCGCGAAGCTGAAGGTCAGGATCGGACATAGGCGATTGCGGGAAGCTCCCGAACAGTTTGGTCAATGACTTTGTCGCCTCGATCTTCTCCGAGTTGTTCATTTTCCTTGAGCTCCTGAATGAGTGAACGTGCTGCATCTGTTGATTTCCGAAGGTGGACAAATCCATTCGGTTTTCGCGCGCTTGCGCCCTCTGAAAAACTGGTAGGTTTTTCTATGGGATTGGGTTCTGGGTTATGGGGGCTTTCGTTTCGCTTATCGTTTGGGTTTCCATTTTGAAAACCGTTCGCTTGATCTAAGCGATTGTTTATGTTGGCTTTGGGTCTGCCTCCACGTGCACCGTTGGCCGCATTCTTGTTGCGTTTTTCGCTCACATAATCCCATTCTTTTTTGAGGCGTTTCTGCGTGAGAAAATTACCGTCCACGGTAAGAAAGGGCATGAGCCGCTTCCGCATCTTGCGCCACGATTTGATGTCGAGACCGACGATGCGCGCGATGTCGCGATCGTCATCCGGCACCGTTCCGTTGCGGCGCCACATGGCCATGAGCAGCAAGAAGTAAGCTCCATGCTCTTCGGTGCTGAGATGCGTCGTGTCAGCCAGATAGGCATCTGGAAACACTGGCATTGCGGGAGCGGAACTCATGCGGCACCTCGGACCCGCTCAGATGCAGCGGCATAATCAGACACAGCCTGTTTCAGGACGGCGAGCTCGCGCCATTTTGCCTCGATTTCGTGGTCGGGGCGCTTTCGCCTACCCTCTGAGAATTCCTGAAGCCAAGTTGCTTTGCCAATGACGAGCTTGTTCAGTTCCTCGGCCATCTCGTTGTTTGGAATGCGCTCCATCATACGGCCACTCCAAATTTACCGGCTTCTTTGCCCCATGCGGTCCAGCCCGGACGATTCGTGCGTGAAAAAAGATCGATACGATGAGCACGAGGCATCAATCGCTCTGCTTCGAAGTAGGCTTCCTCGGGCTTGCGGGAATGCTCACGTGCCTTGCCGTGAATGACTGATCGGGTTGATTTCGTGAGCTTTGGTTCACCTCGTTTGGCAATGATGAAGGGCTCATGAGAACCTCGAAGGCCATAGCCAGTGCCGAAGGAGACCTTGCCGTGCTTGGTCATCTTCACCCACACGCCCTCGGTGCAATATTCGAATCCCCATGCTTTAATCGTGGTGAGCTGCTGCGGGAGCATTGGAGCGGTGCACCAAAGCCAAAGCACGCAATTCGGTGCAGCAAGATCCATGACAGGCATAGCGTTGATTTCATCCAGCGCCATGGTGTCGTAGTGCGCCTGCGCGCTCTTGCCCTCGCCTTTCTCTGATCGAACGATAAACCTCCATGGCGGATCGGCCATGATGAAGTCAAAGCTATGTGGGTTGATTCCTTTGAACGGCCAGTCAAACAGGTGCATCAAATCCCCCGAATGAAGAACAGAGGGACGATCATCCAAGCGAGGGCAACGAGTGCCAGGCACACGCCGAGGACGATGTTCAAAGGGCTGACGGTGTCATTGTGATTATCGTTCATACCGCCTCTCCCATTGATAAATGGCCGGCGAAGTGAAATTGTCCGTGCGGGGCAGATACGTCTGGGGGAAATCTATGAGTTGGGGCTTTGAGCGCGGCCGTATTTACAATCGGCGCAAAGACATTCATGCGCCGTTTGGCGGCCAACAACAGGGTGGTATCATTACCCCTGCCAAGCACGCCTTGGTGATTATCATCACTGGCGAAGAAGGCGCCGAACATGGATACGCCGATCGCTGGCGTGTGGACGGTGCATTTGAATACTTTGGTGAAGGTCAGGTTGGCGATATGTCGATGAGAGCCGGCAACAAACGAATTGCTCAACATTCGGTCGACGGCAAAAGCCTGCTTCTTTTCACCAAAACTAGGGCCGGGCTGCGATTTGAAGACGAGTTTGTCTACGAATCTCACCACATCGAACGTGCGCCAGATCGGGAAAAAAATCTTCGCGATGCGATAGTGTTCGAGTTGAGGCCGATTACCAGCGTTGTCGAGGTTGTTGCGGAAGAAGAACCTGCAGTCAGAGCTGCTGTCGATCTTGAAGAGCTTCGTAAAAAGGCAATGGCCGCTGCGAACGAAAGTCCTGGCAAAACGAAAACAACAACGACGGTATATGAACGAAGCCGGTACGTTCGAGACTATGTGGTGGCGCGGGCGAAAGGCAGCTGCGAGGGATGCAAAGGCCCTGCCCCGTTCTTGCGATCGAATGGGGTTCCGTACCTGGAGCCACATCACATTCGCAGGATGACAGATGGCGGCCCGGACGATCCGCGGCACGTGATAGCCCTCTGCCCCAATTGCCATAGGCGTGTTCATTCCGGAGCTGACGGCTCCGATTTCAATGTGAAGCTGGCAACTGCCATGCTTGGGATTGAAAAGAAGGGCTGATTCTTGTGGGGCGCGGCTGCTTATGCTGCCACCTAGCGCGAAGCCGTAACCCTGTTCGAACTCCTTAGTGAGAGCGAGCAGCGCCGACCAGCAGGCAGTCCGGATGCTTGTCATTTGTTGTCCGCCCTATGTTCTGGTTTCAGGTCTTTTCGGTGCTTTCTTCGCTTCACGAACCTTCGCCAAAAGCTGCGAAGCCTCGCGCTCAAAATCCTCCATATGAGCATCCGGATTCACCGACCTTTCGAGTTCTAATTCGTGCTTGAGATTTGAAATTTGCTGTTCGCAGAAATGGAGATACGCGGCCCTGATGCGCTGAAATGTGCCATCATCGACCGTCTTCGCGCGGCGCTTTCTGAGATGATTAAGCGTCCACTTGGAGAGTCGATAGCGGCGTCCCAAACGTTCCATTGCCGGGTACACATCGCCCCAGCCCTGGCTCTCGCCATCAACCATGCGGTTGACGTAACTACTGGCAATTTCGGCCCTACTCACGACTTCCGGCTCCGATTTCAATTTGACAACGTGATGCTCGTTTTCTGACAACGTCATGCTCGAATTCCCTGGCTAGGTTGGCTGCATGACGAAGCAGCCAACCGAACCCTTGGAGAGAGAGACGAGCAAAACAGAGCAGGCCCACGAAGGGGCGAACGACAGCAGCAACCACAGCGATGGGGATCACGGGGTTGATGACTGGTCGGAAAAACAGATTGGTTTTCTCGCTGAACGCGTTCTGTCCAGCGCAATCGAGGCGAGAAAAAAGACAGGGGAAGCCACGGCGTTGGCTTCCCCTGTCAGTTTTGCTCAAGCCAGCTTGGGAGGTCTTGAGGACGTGGCGAGCAAATCGATTCGAAGTGCCGTTCGCGCCGGAAACAGGCGCAACGGATGCACTCTGTTCGGGCACGACAATGAGAATTTCATGGCAGAACAGAAGACAAAGTGACGCGCGGTCCATTAGGCGACCTCGCTCTCAACTGCCGTCAATCTTGTACAGGAATAGCAATGCTTGAGCCCCGACGCGCCACAGGCATCAGGCTTCTGACAGTGCGGACGGTAATCGCGGATCGTCTTTGCCGGCTGATCCTTGATCAGGAATGCCGGTGGATCAAATTGGGTGACGGCTTGCTCTTCTTTCGAACCCGTATGGATAACACCGCTCGCGCGGCCCTGACCGACGATGGATGGGAGTCCATCGCTTTTTACGCTCGCGGGAGAAGAGCTTGGTATACTGCGCTGGCCGTCGGCAGCACTCAAGGTACGCGGGTCAGGGTTGGTCTGGCTGGACGACAACGGTTCAACGTCAGCGACGTTCGCCAGTCGGGATTGACCCTTCACTGCAAAGATTGCGTCATCGTCCATCTCGTTTGCCGTTTCCGGCGAATTGGTTGCGCCGACTTCCACGGCGCTGCTGGCGCGCAATGCGCTGCGGTCTACATCCTCGCCTCCTGCGTTGGCAGGGCTCGCGACCGTCATCGGATCGTTTATGCTCGCGCTGCTTTGGTCAGTCCCATCGGACGCCATGCCGAGGGAAGCTGTGATCTCGCCTATGTTAGGATCAGAGTTCTCTTCGCGGTCGATCATTATGTCGACGGCAGCGATCAGAACCTTGCGTCCGGTTTCGGTCTGCAAGCCAGCTGCGACAGTTTCAACGAGCTTGGCTTGTGCGTAGGAGTTGACCGGAAATTCTTCAATGTTTTCTCGTGTGCGCGCAGGCGCCGGCGCCCGACCGCCAGTCTCGTAGGCCGAAAGGTACATTTCGAAGATTGCTTCGCGCTCGCTGAGCGTGTCGCGGCCAAGCTTCTCAACTTTTCGGAGATGCGAAACGACGTTGCCGAGCACGGTCTTGTCGTAGCCCCTGCCCTTCGCCTCGGCGTAGACTTCGCGAATATCTTCGCCAAGCGTGTCCTGCTCTTCCTTCAAGCGGAGAATGCGATCGATGAACTGCTTGATCTCAACTTCGGCACTCATGCTGCGACGTCCTCACCCAATGGAATGAAGTCTTTCTCGCTGAGTGGCACGCCGTGGAGCTTGGCATACGAAAGCAGTTTTGGAGCATGGTTGACCGGAATCAGCCCCCCAGTCCCTCCGTTATCTTTCGGTTGCGTCCATCGATACACACGTGTGCGGCTCGCGCCAGTTATGGATTGGACGACTGCTAGTCCGCCGAGACGCGCAATGATACTGTTTGCAGGTTCGAGAGCTTGGGCCATGTACATACTGTGCTATAATCGCACAATAAATGCAAGCACAACTATGCGATCTTCGCACATGACGGCCGAAATCTCGTGTGCGAAAATCACATATGATTGAAGATCCTTATAAAATTTGGGTTGTTGAGAACCTAGCTCGCCCCGGCAAGACGCAAACCGGTTTGGCTGAAAGCCTCGGCTTGCACCCATCTGCAATAAACAAGGTGGTTAAGGGCAAGCGCCAGCTCAAATCACATGAAGTTGCGGCTGCGGCAGCATACTTTGGCGTTGAAGCGCCTAAACCGGAAATTCGTATGTTAACCACTGGGCTAGTTCCAGTGCCATTGGTTGGCAAAACCGAAGCTGGCTCGTTTCGAGAGGTCGATCAGTTTGATCAATCTGAACAGGAATTTATTTCTCTTCCACCAGATGATCGATTTCCTGGTGCTCGACAGCTGGCATTCGATGTCGAGGGGGACTCGATGAACGCATTGAAACCCAGACCAATTTTCCCAGGCGATCGAGCTGTCGGTGTCGCTTATGAAGATGTTGCACACGAAGCAACTTTGCGCGACGGGATGGTGGTAGTTGTACAACGAACAAGAGATGGCGGACATACGCGAGAGTGGTCAATTAAACAGGTAGAAATTTACGAGGGTCGAACGGAATTTCATCCACGATCTACAAATCCGAAACATAAGCCTATCGTAATAACCCGGGATATGCATGTGGACGAGGGAACGGCCGTTGAAATCATCATGCTCGTCCGGCGGATTGTAAACGATTTACCGCTAATTTGAATTGGAATTTTTATGCCAGATTGGGTCAATTTCATGCTATTTTTGACAGCGTGCTTTGGCCCCTTTTGGCTCATTAAAGTTTACCAGATTGCTCGATCAAGTCGCTGGCTCACAGTGATTGGAATGATGACGCATATACGGCATGTCCAAGGAGCCGAGGACAGTCCCTCCCTAACGGTTAGTTACGAGTTTGATAACATCAATTATGTCGAGGAAGTTGCCGATTGCGGAAGTCTCGACCTTGCTGATGAAACGCAGATTGGCAGGGAGGTCGTGCTACTTGTCGATCCCTCAAATCCGAGACGATGCATCGTCCGGAATGACGGTCGTGGCGCCTTCAATAAGAGCGCGTTGGTCGCAGCAAACTGGTTCAATCGCATATTCATGGTTCACACTAGCACTCACTAAAAATGCCTTGCATCTGTTATTGCAACTAGTCGGCCAATTACACTCTCGCAGTACACGCAAGAAAATTGCAATCGCTCGATGAGACCACTTTCAATGAGTTCATCGACGGACGATGGCCCCGCTTCCCCTGCATAAATTTCCTTCGTGCTTTCCCTGATGCAGTTGGAGCATCGGATGTGAAGCGCAAAGCTTCGATTGCATGTTTCAAGCGCCAAACCCATATTTGTTCTCCTTATGTTCGCATTCAAAACAGAACTTCGGTTATGAGTCGAGTCGCTATTTTTTGGTCACTCAGCTTCGGGCATTCTCAAATTGTGCTGTTTTCGCACAAATAGTTCTTGCTATAATTGTGCGATTATCGCATATTTAATCCATCGAACAACGGATGGATGCCATGAACGTCATCAACCAAGAATTCAGAACACGGGAACAGGTCGAAGCCGAAACGGGCTACATCATTGAAGCTATCGGCGATGCCCTCCGCTTTTACCCAGACACCAACTCCAAGCACTATGCCTGCCAAGCTGCCGCCGATGGAAAGCCTGCTTTCTGGGTTCGCACCAGCTACGGCAACACCGCCTCTGCCATCTTCACAGACAGCGCCAATCTTACAGGCGATCTGGAAACAGCCGTCGCGCTGGCAAAGCTGCCGCGCGATTGCTGGACCGTCTATCAGCAGCTCGAAGCGCTGATCCCTCTCAACCGCCAAGCTGCAGAACAGATGGTCGAGCAGTATTCCCTACTTGGTCACATTCGCGACGTCGACGAGCTCTTGGCTCGCGAGACGCACATCATCTGCAACGGCTTCAAGTCGAGGGCAAACTGATGAGCATCCTTGTAGCCATCGTCGCCCTGCTTGGCCTTATGGCTGTGTTCTTCGGCACCATCGAAGATGCAGCTGAGAAATCCCGCGCGGAGGTGGACCAATGACCCCGCGCAAAATCCTAATCGTGATTGCTGCCCTGCAACTGTCCGGTTGCGGCACATACAACTCTTGGACGCCACGCAAGATTGAGGCTGCCACGCGCTACTCCTGCGCAGATGGCTACTTTGATTGCGGTTTGCGGACGAGCAATCGCTCCGGTGAAATGGGTCGCAGTTCGCGGAGTTCCAAATGACTGCCACCCAGATTTGCATCGCGTCTGACCTGTCGATCATCGATCGGCTCTCCCGCGAAGATGCGCTCAAACACCTCGAGAGCCGCCTGCGCACGGAGCCTGATGGCACTGTCAGGCTGGCTTTGAAGCGCGCTTACAACTCAGTTTTTGAACGGAAGGAAGTAGCCTGATGTCGGCCTCACAAGCAATCATTGAACACGACGCAACACCACCATCACGACGCCGCCCCACAAGATCGGCCGTCGTCACCCCGATGGAAATGCTCAACCAGGCAGTCGCGTCCGGTGCCAGTATCGAGACGCTGACAAAGCTAATGGATTTGCAGGAGCGCTACGAGAAGAACCAAGCCCGCCGGGCATTTGACGAGGCGATGGCAGACGCCAAGGCTGAAATCCCGGTCATCCGCAAGAACAAGGCCGTGGACTACAAAGGGAAAAACAGCGACGTGCGGACCAACTACCGGCATGAAGACATGGCCGAGATTGCGCGTACTGTCGATCCGATCCTGACCAAATATGGTCTATCGTACCGGTACCGGTCGGAACAGGATGGCGGAATGGTGCGGGTCACCTGTGTCGTATCGCATCGCGACGGACATTCGGAAGAGGTCACTCTCTCAGCAGGATCCGACAGCACCGGCAACAAGAACAACATTCAGGCTGTCGGCTCAACGATCACTTACTTGCAGCGCTACACGCTCAAAGCTGCGCTCGGGTTGGCTGCATCCGCTGATGATGATGGAAACGCATCGGAAAAGACCGCCGAAGAGCTGGCCCTGATCACAGAAGATCAGGTCGAAAACCTGCGTGATCTCATCCTCTCGCTCGACGTGAATGAAGGCCGTTTCCTTGCGCACATCGGTCTCCCCGATCTGGCTTCCATAGGAGCCAAGAACTTCGACGCAGCCGTCGCAATGATCAGAAAGGCAGGCAAGAAATGACCGATATCATTCAGGGAACTCCGGAATGGCATGCCATCCGCCTCGGGAAGGTCACTGCGTCGCGCGTGGCCGATGTCATTGCCAAGACGCAAAAAGGATGGGGGGCATCGCGCGCCAACTATGCCGCGCAGCTCATCGCCGAGCGCCTGACCGGTGAAGTTGGCGAGAGCTTCACCAATGCCGCCATGATCCATGGAACCGAGACAGAACCCGAAGCGCGGCGCGCATACGAGTTCTACCAGGACGTCGACGTGGTTCAGGTTGCCTTTGTCCCGCATCCTTCAATCGCCATGGCAGGCGCCAGTCCGGACGGTCTTGTCGGTGATGAAGGCCTTTGCGAGATCAAGTGCCCTAACACCGCAACCCATATCGAAACGCTCCGGGCGCAGAAGGTGCCGGCGAAATACGTCACTCAAATGCAATGGCAGATGGCCTGCACAGGCCGAAAGTGGTGTGACTTCGTTTCCTATGATCCTCGCATGCCAGAAGCGATGCGCCTTTTCATTAAGCGCATCGACCGCGACCCGGTGTTGATCAAAGAGCTGGAAATGGAAGTGGCCGTTTTCTTGCACGAGCTCACCCTGACCTTGGACGAACTCAACGCTCTCTACGGCTTAACCGCCGCCAATATCAACACCCTGGATCAGCCTGAAGCTGTTCGAAATATGATGGCCGGCTGATCATGAGCTCGCCGATCTTCTCCCACGAGATAATCCAAGGGCAACATGTGCTTGTACCTTGCGATGATGACGGTCGTGAAATGCTCCGGGACATGAAGATCGGCAAGCAGTGTCATGTCGAGATCCATCTACCACGCAATCCAGCCCATCACCGCATGATGTTCTTGCTGATGAAGCGGATCATCGACAGTGGCGCATGGGACGGCGACGACGAAAGCCTTTTGACCTGGCTGAAATACGCAACCGGTCATGTCGAAACGAAAGTCGATCATAACGGCGAGGGTCACTACACGCCGAAGTCGATCAAATTCGCTTCGCTTGATCAAGCCGGGTTCCGCAAGTTCTTCGACCGAGCTGTCTGGATGATGTGCAACCGCCTGACCCACGAAGAAGACTGGGAAGCGGTTCGCGATGAGATCATCGCCATTGTCGACGCGCCTTACCGTTCACAAGCCAATCATCTCGCGAGGGCATCATGAACTTATCTATCCCCCTGTTTGCGCCCCATGATGTTCGGCGCTCGCGCAAGATCGCCGTTCGCTACAGCCTCATGCACGAGCAGCTGAAGCTTGAAGTCGAGACCAGCGAGCGAACCTTGGCGCGCTACCTCGACAATGTCCTCTCCGATGAAAAGTGGGAGGGAAACTGATGGGTTACCAGTTCGAGCGCTACCTGATCGACAGTGGCTATTACGACATCACCCCCGAGCAGGAGGAGGAGATTTACGAAGCCGAGGAGATGGCTCGGCTTGAGGCTCACGCACGAGATTGGGACGAACACGACCTGCTGGAGGTCGCGTGATGGCCCGCACCGTTGCAGAATGGGTCGGCAAGACCGACGATAGCAAAATACCTGGCGCTGTGAAGGACCGCATTGTTGCCCGACAGGGCGGATGCTGCGCTCTTACCGGAAGCATATTCGGTCCCGGCAATAAGCCCGAGTTCGATCACAAGGTCGCTCTATGGCTTGGCGGCGAACATCGTGAATCCAACCTTCATGCAATTTGCAAGGCAGAGCACAAGGCAAAAACAGCAGCCGAGTCGACGGTTCGCGCCAAGGTGAACAGCCAGCGCAAAAAGCACATCGGCATTACCGAGCCGAAAGGCGCCATCCAATCAAAGGGATTTGCAAAGGCTGAGAAAGCCAGGCGCGCGACGTCAAAGCTCATGCCACCTCGCCGTTCACTATTCAGGAGCATTCAGCCATGACCCTCTCCCTCGAACTACTCGCAATGATCCACTGCGAACGGTGCAAGAGCCTCTTAGACCATCGCCTTGTCGATGCGATTATGTTGGATGACGAAGGACACAATTGCTCGACAGCGGTATATTGCGAGCCGTGTTTTGATGCCGTCAAGATCGTGGCCGATGACGAATGGAGGCCGCTATGAACCATCTCCTCCCCGCCCTCGCATCTTTCGCCCTCACCTATGGCTTGCTCTATCTGGCGAGCCGCTATGGAGCAAAACGATCATGACGACACTCAAAGGCGACGGTACATCTTGCGGCCTGATCGACACCAGCGCCTTGGAAGCCACGACGGCCAAAGCCATGAGCACAGTAGAGCCAGTGAGCGACAGCATCCGGTACGCGATCGATTTGTTGACCGAGCGCAAGTATGGCAACCCCGCACGATCCCCAAATCACAATGCGCGAGTGATCCTCGAAAGCGCCCTCGCCGCCCTTTCACACGTACAAGCACCCGCTGAGAAACCGTATGTAACGACAAATGAAAAGGGTCAAATTGAGACGCATAATTGCCCAGTTGGATTGGTTGCTCGCGGAAATCCTGACAGGCCATTTCTCACGGAGATGCTTGACGATTACAACAAACAGAACGCGACCACCCCACAAATAGACGAGGCTATGGTGGAGCGGCGGTTCAAACTTGGCGACCGCGTGCACAAATCAAAGGGCGCTGCCTGGCAAGGCAAGGTCGTCGGCTTCTACAGCACCACGCTAACGCCGATTGGCTACGCCGTGGAAAGTGAACGGGAAACAGGTTCCGTGCAAATCTATCCGGAAGCCGCCCTTGAGGCTGCAATAGGAGCAAAGCCGGTGCCTGTGGATATCGGGGAGCAATCCCATGGCTAGACATGATTCTATTTATTATCCCCCCCGGGGATTATGCCGTGAAGATGCCGCCCGCTACATAGGGGTCGGCACTTCCAAGTTTGATGAACTTGTCAAAGACGGACGGATGCCGAAACCAAAGCGCCTTGATGGACGCACAGTTTGGGATCGCATGGCGCTTGACATGGCGTTTACCGACTTGCCAGATGAAGGACGCGGCAACTTCTTCGATCAGATCACATTGAAGGCGGTATGA